CGCCAAACAATTCCATAGCGGCAAGTGCGTACGGTCCGATAACCGGCGTGTTGGCATCGGACAGGCTGAGGCCGACCATGCGCTGGCGGAGCTTCTCAGCCGGAGATTCAGGACCACGCGTGCTAACGTGGAGCTTGGAACAGATGCGAGGCAAGTCGCAGGTTGACGACGGATCACCGGTCCAAACGAAGCGCCCATAAAACCTGGAGACAAAGTTAACTCCGTCGTCGGGCGCCTCGAATTGTTCCACCTCTAGTACGAGGCCCAACTGCGACCCCACAAGAATGAGATGCTCGGTTGGAATGTAGCCACTCAGGCTATCGTCTCCCATGTAAATCCCGAGGGCGGCAACGCACTCATCGGGCGAACGGAAGACTCGCGTCAAGCACTTCTCAGTGCGTAGGGCCACATAATCCTTGGCCATGTTCCAAAGGGTATTGCCAACAGTAGTCTCAGCAAATCCGGAACCCCGTCCGAAAGGCTGCTCGTAGGCAACAGCGCCGAAAGTTGCAGGGCAACAGTGGCTGCGCTTCAACGCCTCACCGAGCTCATCGTGGCACGACGGGTGAAAGACTCCATAGAAAATGGAGCCCTCCCAAGCTCGCTCGACTAGGCAAATTGTGCTGTCAAATTTGTTCCCGTCAGCCGCGGTTGCCTTCCCAGAGGCGCAAACGGTGACGACACGATTGGCGATCGACTTCGGAGTCATGCCGGGGGCATACCAGCCCTCTCCGTGCACGCCGAACTTCTCCACCATGGCTCGGTGGAGAGGAATCGCAAACCGGGACCACAACAGCTTGTGGGTCGGCTCGTCAGGGCTAATGATGCGCACCGCGCCAGCCTTCGCTCCAGGCTCGGCCTTATCAAAGGCACGAATGGTCTCCTGGTCGGAAAGGCCGGCGACAATGGCCCCCTGATCGATGATGTGTTGCTGAGAAGGCCGCGGCTGGCAAGCACGCACCTCGTCTTCGGAGACGGGGAACAGCGCGTGCTGCCCAATGACGGCAATGATATGGTCTCCGCACTCGCGAAGAGCCATCTCAACATGATACTCCAGCTCAGTAACAGTGCTCGCAAACTTCTGCACGCGCTCGCCAACCGCCACACGACGATTGCCGTCGGTCGTGGCGGGTACAAAGCAGTCGGGCCCGAGAGAACTCATGAAGGGCTCCAACTTGTACGGCGCGTTCTCGTCGTAAGAGATGACGTGCT